TATGATTTGGCTTATGATGCAATGCAAGAGAGATTATCTCAATCCGCAGAAGAAGAATCTAAGAAATATCGCCAAGCTAAAAATGAATTAGAACAGATATATCTTGAATTACTTCAAGAAGCAGAAAAAGAGTACCAAAAGAAGATATCTGAAGTTAGTGCGGCCACAGAAGAATTATCTGAAATGAAAAAGAAAATTTCTTCTGCTATTGAAGAAGAAAAGCGCAGATTGGCAACTGAAGATGAAAAGAATTTCTATAAAATCAAGATTACAAAAGATCAATTATGGGATATTAGAGTTCTTAAAGAAGCAGTTAAAGAATTAAAAGGCGATTCTCAAGCTATTAATAAAGTTATTTGGGAAGTCTATTACAAGAAACCAGTCACAGATTTGCTTAATAGAGTTGCACCTTCTGGAAACAATATTGTGGGTCTTTATAAAATTACTGATACAGAAACGAATAAATGTTATATTGGACAATCAGTAGATATTAGAACTCGTTTCCGCGATCATATTAAAGCAGGATTAGGAATTAGCAGTTCTAATAATCGTTTCTATACAGAAATGAGAGACGTTGGTCCAGAAAATTTCATGTATGAAATAATTGAGAAGTGTCATAAAAATAAACTAAATGAAAGAGAGCGTTTTTGGATAGATTACTATCAAAGTATGGATTGGGGATATAACAGCAATCAAGGAAATTTAGGAGACGTAAAAAATGTTTAAATTAATTGCTAATCCAGGGTCAGGAAAAACCCGTCTGCTTATGGAGCGTTGTGTTGATGAAAACGCGACGTTTGTGTGTAAAAATCCAGAAGCAATGCTTGTAAAAGCTTATTCATATGGTTTAGAACATTTAAATATTATATCATATATAGAATATTTACAAAATTCAAGTGATTATAAATATAATTGTTATTTGGATGATATAGATGAATTTTTAGAAGCAATAGGTTGTAAAGTAAAAGGTTTTGGAGGCAATTTATAATGAAATTTGAAAATACAGAAGTCTTTAATTTTGAAGGCGCAATTCGAGGTATGCGCAATCCTCTAGAAAGTTGGCGCAAAAGTGATAGTAAATGGGAGTATATAGGAGTTCCTGATACCCCTAATGCATACGCTTATATTATTGGCCCAAACGACTTGGATTTGGCGCAGAGATTAATTGCTGGCGGTCAGCCACATAGAAAATTCTTGAGACAGATTATGGTTAGTGTCGATATTACTGCACCATTATACTGGTGGAAAGAATTCGATACATATAAGGTAGGTACTACCGCTAATAGCACTAGTACAATGCATAAATTAGCCAGCACTCCTATCACATTAGATTGTTTTGAAACTGGCGATTATGAACCAAATCTTGTGTTTGATAAGGGTGTTGATGATAGTGGTGATAGACCGAGTAAATATGCTTGTGAAGTAAAAGACTTTGTAGAAACTGAAGGTATCGGTTATTACTATGAACCAAATTTAATTGAATTTTTAGAAACATTACGTCAAAGATATATTGAAACTAAAGATAAGCGTTATTGGAAAGAACTTATTCGTTGGTTACCAGAAGGATGGCTTCAGACAAGAACTGTAACTATGAACTACGAAAATATTTACAATATGTGTGAATATAGAGCAGGTCATAAGCTTGTCGAATGGCGTGATTTCATTGACTGGGCGCGCGAATTACCTTATAGTGAAGAGTTTATTTTCTATAAGGGAGAATAATTGCCTGTAATTAAAAAATTTGTTATAATAAAGTATAAGGATTTGAAAGGAACTCAATATGAGAAAAGAATTTTTAGATTTTATTGATCAGTTAATGAAGCATGACCAAAAGTATACAGATAGTATTATTACAGATGATATCAAAGAATATTTGAAAATCCTTTACACTAATGAAGAAAATGTCTCAGATTTAACAGATAGTGGAAAAGTTATTTTAAAATATATGCAGGATAATGATGTAAAGATTGGCAAGGCCAAGGACATCGCAAATGGACTAGGAGTGTCCTCAAGAACTGTTTCAGGTTCTCTGCGCAAGCTCGTTGCAGATGGCTTTGTAGAAAAGGTATCAAAAGACCCTGTTGTATATGCAATTACAGATAAAGGAAAAAATTATAAAATTGACTAAGGAGAAAGAATAATGAAGAAAAAGATGATTAATTCAGCAAGAGTTGAAGGTGTCTTATACCAGCATAATCTTGAATTAAAGCTCTCTGGCCCTAATTCCAAGAAGCCAGGAACTGAATTTATTAGCGGTACAATTGATATCGCAACAAATAACGCTTTAACAAATATTGTCCCAGTCCATTTTACCTATGTAGTAGCTACTACTGCTTCTGGTAAGAGTAATGCTACATTTGAAACATTGAAGAATATCATTGATAAGAAGATTGGATGCTACACAGATCCAGATGTTGTTGATAAGGCAGCAAGGGTTCGTGTAGATACATCTATCGGACTCAATGAATTCTATTCTGATCGCTCTGGCGAAGAAGAACTTGTTTCTGTAAAGAGACTTGAAGGTGGTTTTGTCCACGTAGCCACTTCTATTAGTGAGAACGAAAATCAGAGAAACACATTTGAAGTCGATATCGTAATCGTTGGCGCAAGAGATAAGGAAGCTGTCGAAGATGATAGCGGAAATATTACTTCTCCTGCAAAGGTAATCCTTGACGGAAGAATCTTCAATTTCCGCAATGACATGCTCCCAGTAACATTCTCTGTTGTAAATGAGAAGGCTATGGAATACTTCAGAAATCTTGAAGCATCTCCTAAGAATCCTGTATTTACAAAGATTAAGGGATTGATTGTATCTGAACAGGGCGTTCGTTACATTAAGGAAGAGTCTGCTTTTGGAGAAGATTCCGTAAAAGAAATTCCTACATCTAACAAGGATTATGTTGTTACATGGGCAGCACTTGATCCATATGAATTCAATCTTGAAGAAACAATTACTTTTGAAGATTTGAAGACAATGGCTCAGGCTCGTGAGAATACTCTTGCTGAACTCAAGCAGCGTAGAGATGATTACAAGGCAGCTCAAGCAAATAGTAATAATGCTCTTGCCAACACAGCTACTGCAAAGCCTAAGACAGCAGCTACTACCCCAGCAACACCAACAGACGCAGATTACAAGTTCTAATTGGAGGTAAATCATGGCGATTAACTTATTAAATCTTGAACCTCATAAAGTATCGCGTGATTTATCTGGGTATATTACATATGTATATGGCATTCCAAAGGTAGGTAAAACTACCTTTGGAAGTCAATTCCCAGGTGCGCTTATCCTTGCTTTTGAAAGAGGTTATAATACACTTCCAGGCGTTATTGCTCAAGATATCACGACTTGGGGAGAATTAAAGCAGGTTGTTCGTGAATTAAAGAAACCAGAAGTACAAGCAGTATATAAGAGTATCATCGTTGATACCGTAGATATTGCGGCTGCACTTTGTGAAAAGTATATCTGTAACCAGCTTGGTATTGAAAATATTGGCGATGGTGGTTGGAGTACAAATGGTTGGTCCAAGTATAAGAAAGAATTTGAAGACACATTCAGAACTATTACTCAGCTTGGATATGCAGTATGTTTCATTAGTCACTCTTCTGATAAGACATTTAAGAAGAAGGATGGTACTGAATACAATCAGATGGTTCCAACAGCACAAAAGAGCGTAAATGAAATCGTTAAGGGTATGGCAGATATTTATGCTTGCGCAGATATTGTCAATGGTGAACGTAAGCTCATTCTTCGTTCCCTTGATGGCTCAGTAGATGCAGGTTGTCGTTTCAGATATATTGAGCCTGAAATTCCATTTAGCTACAATGACCTTGTTGATGCTATGAATAAGGCTATTGATAAAGAAGCTGCGGAAAATCAGAACAAGTTTGTTACAACAGAACGTGTAGCAAATGTTATTGCACCTACATATGATTATGATGCACTGATGGCAGAGTTCCAGCAATTAACTGGCGATCTCATGAGAAAAGATCCTACTTCATATGGACCAAAGATTACTGAAATTGTTGAGAAGTATCTTGGTAAAGGTAAGAAGGTTTCTGAAACTTCAAGAGATCAAGCAGAATTTGTTGATCTGATAGTGGGCGAAATTAAATCCGAA